CGAATATTTTCAGCCTATGATATTCGTATGTGAATGCGGTGTTGATGGCATGCATACATGCGTAGATGTTGCTCTCAAACTCATCCCATGCCATCCTGGCAATCATGTCAGGTATGATGGCGCAGTGTACCATGTGGAGTAGTGGTGTGAGCTCAGCAGCAAGGGAACCACCAGTATCAGCAAGAACATGGGCTTCATTGCCGACCATCCATGTAGCAAACTGGATTGGATAAGTATTCCTGACCTTCATCAGCAGCTTGCCAACAGCGCGCTCACCAAGTGAGAGCCTTTCCAACGCTTGGTATACGCTGAGCTTCTCACCCGTTCTGGCATCCTTCATGTTGCGGATGCTGCCGCGTGACACGGCCATGAGCCCAAGGGACACAGCGAGTGTCTGCTCGACCACTTCCTCTATGTCCACACAGTTGTACATCCTCATCACCTCTGGAGTAGCAGTGAGGAACTGGGACATGATTTGGTTGATTTTTATACTTTCAGTGTTAGTTAACCCGAGCTCATACACGGCCAATGTTGGCTTAGTGCGGTTTGCCCTGTCAATTAATTCACACTGGTAAGTTTTCATATCATTACCAATACTCTTGCTCTGTTCCTCAGAAAGTGCTCCGTCATAGGTGGCTCTCCTTACATCAATCTCGATCTCTGTCACCACCTCGTGGTCAATGCCTGCCTCAGTCAATACATTCCTGGCATGGTTAGTGAGTGCATCCACTCCATGGTCATGGGCTCCAGGCCTCGTGGCGGGTGAACGTGGGATTTGTAGCTCCTCAAGCTTAGTAGTGTTGTCGGGTGTCGCCTCCCCAAGGGTCGGTAGACCCCATCCGCCTGTTCTCTCGCTAATATACAACCACTCGTAGTTGTGAAGAGTGTGTTCAACCCCACCGAGTTTCACGCTTGAGTAGTGTACACCGCAGTAGTGGATGAGGCGCTGGCAAAAGTCCTTATCAGCACCACGCCGCCATAGTCCTGCGGCGGCGGAGCCGCAACCCTTGATGTATTCGCGGTCTTTCTTGATGGTGGGTGATTGCAGGTCTGAGGAGACAAAGGAACCGATGGACCGTGACAGGTTGCCAGTCAAGCCTGACCCTCTATATGATATGCGCAAGAATTCGGCCTTGTGGCCAATCAGCTGCTTAGCGGCTTGCAGCTCATGGCCGTTGCGTTCAAACACTGACACGGCAAGACAGGCGCGGGTGAGATCAAGTGCGGTGGCATGAACGTCATCCCCCATAGACTCAAATCTGGTAAGTAGGTTGGCACCGATGGACTCAAGGCCTTGCTGGTTTACAATTGAGGCATAAACATAGTTCATAACGATATTAATATACATGGTGCTACGCCATCCAGACCACAGGCCACGCTCCAACTTATGGAACACGCCGTCTCCACCAGCGAGCCGGCCGAACAGGTTATCGAGTTGTTCGATGGTGTAATCAGCTGCCTCGCGCAAAGCATCAACATAGGAGCGACCGAACCAGGAAGTTTCGTCAGTGTTGTGCTGAACAAGTTCGTCAGAAATGTGCTGCCACAATGCCTTCATATCCTCAATGGAATGTGTGATGTTGAAATCTTTGTAATCAATGGCACAGATGGTGACGATACCTTTCATTGCCATCTCCACATCACGTTCGCGGCCACGCATCTTGACCATCCGCTCAAGAGCATCTGTCTCAAGGAACACCTCTTCAATGGCCCTCATAGTGGTCTTCTCTCCGGCAGAGAGCAGGAGCGTTTCACACAGCCAATGCCAAATAGGTCCAGGTAGTAGTTGGCGCAACTTCCCTAGCTCAGTCTTGAGCACACATGTCGTGTCAGTGTGGTCAGGTCGATGTTTGCCGGAGAACATATCTTCTGTTGACATTTCATTCATCCACATGCGCTTGTGGGGCGGCTTCGCAAAATCGAGGTGCTTTAACCATTCCTTGCCGCTCGATGCACTCCCGGTGGCGCCGTTGATGATATAGCCTGCATGGAACATTTCCGGTGAATAGGGGGTTCCAAGCTTGTGAGCTCTATCCTGTGTTGCCTTAACTCCTT